AGAGCGGTCAAAATGCCTTTAGGCTGGCCCTTAAAAGTATCTTCTGTACCAGGCTGGCCTTTGCCGTTCATCACAGCCTCAGCTAAAGCGTTACCCATTTTATCAGCCAATTTCTTAGCAATATAGGCTAGAAATTCAGGAATAGACATTTTCTTGAGTTTCCAAGATACCGGAATAGCTTTGGCCAGTTCATTACCTTTCAAGGTAACGATAACCTGTTTAGTCGTGCCATCTGCTACAGCAGTCTCCTCATCATACCAGGCTGCATCATCCCCGGAATCCGTTTCTACCAGAATATCTAAATCACCTGGTACAGCGGTTCTAGCCAATCTGGCTATGATAGGATGAGCCTTGCCGATTTCTTCCCAGATGCCAGCGCGCAGGGTATGCGGTACCAGTACGGAATGGTCAGCCTCAGTCATTGCAGCCCTAGGCGCATTAATTTTATCCATAATAGCTTGTTCAACATCGGTTAATCCCTGACCCATCATAAACTTTGCGAAAGCATTAGCATATACTTTCTCTTCTGCTTCCGGTTCAGTATCGACATGCGCTGCGGGAGCAGGATTAACCGGTGCACCGGCGGGAATACCTGCGGCTTGCAATGCAGCTAAATTGGCAGCTTCCCTTGCCAGGTCAGCATAATCCGTATCCAGCTTTTCAATGGCTGCACCAGTTTCTTTTGCTTTTTCCGCATCACACGCCTCTAAAGCGGCCTTCATGGTCGTTAATAATTCATTACGTTTTGCTAAATATTGCTCTCTATTCATCTTATTTTTCCCCCTTTAAGGTTAAATATGCTAACCGTGCATTTTCCACGGATAAAGCCTTTTGTTTTTCTAAAGCTCTTTCAGTTTCCTTAATCTTCATGTAATCATTCAAGGCTTCAAACATTCTAGCCGGAATGATTAAGGCGCCTTCTGCGGCTGCCACTTTAGGCGCTTGGTTACTATCTTCTTGGAATAAAATTTCGTCCGCAAAGCCATAATCCACGGCCTCCTGAGCTGTCATATGAGTTGTCTGGTCCATTAGGCCTAGCAGTTCTTTTTCCGCTTTGCCGGTCTTAGCCACATAGCATTGGACGCTGACCTTATTAAGCCTCTTAAGCTCATCTGAAGCTTTCTGGAAGTCGCGATAGTCGCCGCCTCCCGTTGACCAAACATTGTGAATCATAATTTGCGCCATTGGCGAAATCTGCACATGATCAGCCGCGCACATTACCATGGATGCCGCGCTAGCCGCCATAGACATTACCCGCGCGGTAACCTCACCTTTATAGTCTTTAAGCAGGTTATATATCTCAAAGCCTGCGTACACATAGCCGCCAGGACTGTTAATATCCATGGTTACTGCCTCGCCCTTAGCATTATCAAGAAAAGCTCTTACCTTCCCAGGACTAATAGCCTCCTCATGAAAGAAGTCATACATGCCTTGGTAGTTAGTCGGTATGATGGTCCCATTAATTAATAACGTTTTAGGTTCCACTGTTTTCACCTCCATTTCTATTATTAGCTAAGCCTGTATCTAGCCGGCGAATATACATATCGCCCTCAGGCGTTCCCGTTGGGCCCATATTAAGAATTTCGCGCCATTGGTTAGGCGTCATTGCGCCCCTATCAACTAACTGCACCAGGGCTAATTTTGTGGCCATGCTGGCGTATTGCAGGTTAGTAGAATCGAAAATAATCCTGTTACCAAAGCCAATTTCGCGCCGGCTAAAAACCTTCCTGGTAAATTCTTCACCCAGGGCCACGGCGAAAGGTTCAATAACGGCTTCATAGTAAGCATTCCAATCATCCTCACTAAAAGTGCTCATAACAATTTTTTCATTAGTGTTGAAATACTCCAGTACGCGCTGCGTAGTACGGTCCTGAATTAAGGCGTTAGGCACGTAGTCATTAGGTGCAATTTGTACCGCGTCAGCATCTGCGCCTGTAGCAGCCACACCAACATTTTTATTATCCGTGGTATCCAAGAAATTATCCGCAAATTCCTGCGCCCTTGTTTTCAGCTCTTCCGGCCTCATGGACCGGCTGTATTTCAGCAGCCATTTAATAATCCCTGAATTTTTAATAGCGGATACTATGCTGCCGTCCGTGGCTGTTACTACTTGCATTAATGGTTCCAAGGCTCGCTTATTGCTGGAACCAAAGAGTTCGTTATCTCCCAGGTCACGCGGTATATGGATAATATCCGTATACGGATAGGTAACCGTCTTACCATTTTCCAGCACAAATTCTAAAGCTAAGTTCATCTGGGCATCATACTTAGCCTGAACGCTCATAGCATTAATCGGGTACGCCTGAGTAGCATAGCCATTTTCGTCCCTGTATAGCAGCGCAAAAGCATTACCGTTTAACATGTACTGCCAGGCCAGCTTTTCCCTAAATTTCTGCCCGGTCATTATCGGGTTTGGATATTTCAGCAAAAATAAAAGATACGGGTCAGAATTAATCTTGGTATCTGGTCCCGTACCCTTTATCTGTTTAGGTTCAAACTTACCTGCGCTGGTAGCAAACGGCCGTATAATGGCTCTCAGCATATCGCTCTCATAAAGCTTGCCGTTCCATTCCCAAATACCATTACCACGCTCACGCAGCAGTTGGTACATTACCTCAGTAGGATTTTTGTTCCTAGTTACTAAATTTTTAATCCTAGTTAAGATATTCATGGTCTAACCTCCGATATCTAAATCGTATTCGCTTAAATGGCCCTTATAAACAACATATGCGTCCAGCAGCGCGGCAAAACCATCTATTCGTCGCCGTTGATTCTTACCTTTATGCGGCTGGATATTATTGTTCTTATCGGTTTCAATGTTTACGTTGGTCATGCACCACTTAAGCACTGGATTGTTATTGTAAATAATCCGCTTAGCGCATATATCCGCCTTAAGCTCTTTAAGCGGGTTACTTAAGGTCTGCTTGCCTTGTCTTATTGCTAACATACTTTTTTTGCCAAATTCCCCGGCCATCTCATCTACCCAATATTGAGCAGCCCAGGCGTCATAGCCTACCCAGCTGATAAAGATATCGTACTTCTTAGCTATTTCCTGATACCATGCGGTAATGTACTTCGGGTGGTTCTTATTGCCCGGTACTGTCCTAACTAGGCCAAGGTCACGCCACACATCATACGGTACCTTATCCTCATGCACTCGCCGGTCAAAAACATCTTCCGGTATCCAATACATGCCCAGGTAATACAATGGGCTATCCTTAGCGGTCTTAAAAATCAGGCAGGCGCTTGTTAGGTCCGTTGTCTCCGACAGGTCAGCACCGCCAATACCGTAGCGCGGCTTAGGTTGTAATAGCAGCGGGTCAAATTTTGTTTCGTTTAGAATATCCTCGTAATTAAAATAGGCATCAACGCCGGTTTCCCGCACGTTAAAATCCTTGCAAATCAGGTTCTTAACTAAGAGTGGGTTAAGCTGAGCAGATTTAACTTTAGTTTGCAGCTGTTCCAGTTTTTTTATGGTACCAAGCCCAGGGTTAGCCTTAAGCCAGCAGTCCGGCTTAGTCCATTCATCCCGGCGGTCCAGCTCATATATAATCGGCAAAATGCGGTCGTTAATCTCTATGCCGTCACCATAGCCGTTTATAATTCTTTCGATTTCTTCATACTTAAGGTCAAAGATGCCTTCCCGGACGGTTCCCGCCGTTGTGGTTATAAGGATTAAGGGCTGCTCACGGGAAGATGTTCCATCTTTTACTACGTCATACAGGTTTTTATCCTTCCAGGCATGTACCTCATCAAACAAGCCGCCATGAACATTTAGACCGTCCAGGGTATAGCTGTCGCTGCCTAAAGGCTTAAAAGTACTGTCATTAAAGCTAGCGTCCATCTCAGCTACCAGCGGTTTAATCTTCCTAAGCAGGGCTGGCGACTTCTTTACCATGCGCTTTGCTTCCAACCATATGATTTTTGCCTGGTCTTTCTTTGTGGCCACAGCGTAAATTTCGGCGCCTGGTTCCTGATCAGCAATCATCATATACAAGCCGATAGCAGCGGCAAGGGTTGACTTACCATTCTTCCTGGCAACCATTAGCCATACTTCCTGGAAGCGCCTTGTACGGTCTATCTTATGTACAAAACCAAAGGCAGCGGCAACTAAAGCTTTCTGCCATAATTCCAGGATAAAAGGCTGGCCGCCCATCTTTCCTTTTGAGTGCTTGCAAAAATGCTCTATAAAAATAATAGCGTGCTGGGCCTTATGGTCATCATAGGTCCATACGCTATTAGGGTTAGCCATATCTTTAATTAACTTTTGGTATACGTCCCGGATTTTTTTATTAACCTTAAGCTTACCGGTACTAATCTGCTGCCAGTATTCTGTGACGGGATTAACGGGCATTAATGAATTTTTCGAGTTGGTCATCCGTCTCACCCGCCGCTTTCTTTATTACCGGCTTAGGTTTAGGCAGCATCTTATCCAGCTGAGCAATTATATCCCCATAGCTTTTTAAGGCTGATTCGTATACCGTTACATAGGTACTCTGCTTAGTAAAAAATTGCTTTGGTCCATTCTTCTGCTTTTCTGCCAGGTTATTGATATCTAGCATCTGGTCCTGCAAATCTTTAAGGGTAACAGATAGAAAAGCCGCACTTTCTATCAGCTTCCCGGCTAAAATCTGCTTAGCCGGCTCTAAATCTTTGTATATCTTCTTAAGTCTGGTTATCTCCCGGCTAATAGCTGCTTTCTTTTTGGAAATATCGTTAAGTATCGGCATTCTTACCTCTTACCCCCCTTCACTTGAAAAAATGGCCTGTGCGTTTTTTGAAGGAGGGCGCTCGGTTTTCCGCCGGCGGCCTACCCCTTACTTTTTAGGGGGGCCTTCACTATATCGCCATTAGCGGTAAAGATTAATCCGCTTTTAATGGCTGGCTCAGTATCCTTGCTATGCTCTATAGCGTGGCAGTCCTGGCAAACACATTTCAGGTTATCAAAGTTTAAAGTTATGTCTGGGTCATTAATGTTAGCCGGCGTGATATGCTTCTTATGGTGCACGATATTTCCCGGTTTTCCACATCTTTCGCACAGTCCTTGGACGCTTTCTATATAAGCTGACCTGCACTTACGCCAGGTATCTGATTCATAAAAAGCCTTTGCAAATTCTCTAGCCATATCAATAAAAAAACCACCGCCAGGCTTCCCTGGTAGTGGTTAGGTCCTCACTTACTATTTACTTTCTTCCTGTTCGGCTTCTTCCTTAGCCTTGCGCTCTTCCTCATCTAAGATGGCTAAAGCCTCCTAATTTTATCAATAAAAAACCACCACCGGATTTTTCCGGTAGTGGTTAGGCACTATTTAATTAGTCCCAATCATTATATATTTCTAGTATTTTAGCCTCTTTTGCTATAGCTTTAATATCCTTACCATCAAATATTTTCGCTTCTAAAAGCTGTTCCTTATTATCAAAGAAATGCTCAGTACCTTTAATACCTTCTGCCTTTGGATCAAAAGCATCTTTATAGCCTTCTATCATCCAGTATCCAGAAATAATATACTGTATGCCTTTATATTCAAAAGTAACACTATGCAAGCCATCATGCTGTATGGCCCTTATTAATTCATTCACTTAAAACTCCTCCCATTAATTCTATAGCCGTCCCATATTTCTTTTTTTCTCGTATTGTTAGGTAACGTACGTTATTACCTCTACCCCCTCGAAGATTATGAACATGAGCTATACCTTTTTTCAACACTATTCTTTTACCATTTTTTAATCTAATAACATGCCTTCTGTTAAATTCTATTGCCTTTTGCAATCTTCTATCTGCACCGTAAATACCCATTGCCGTAAAATGACCCGCTGATTTTAAAATATAAACCGTACCTGGTGTATTTGACATTTCAGGCAGGGATGCTGATTTAGAATTTATTTTTTCAATAACTTTAATTCCAGCAAGTGTTTCACCAGTTGCCCTATAAGCTTGCTCAGTAAATCCGCCTTTAGGATTATATTTACTTATTTGAATACTTGCCCCGCGTCCGCCCATTTACTCAGCCCCTATTAATCGTTCCTGGGCGGTTACATGATTAGTAATTCTTACAACCTGGCAAGGATAATTATAGCCTAAGTCGCCGCCGTATTCAATAACACAACTAGGATTTAAAGCTTTAATGGCTGCATCCATACCGGCAAACCATAACTTCTTAGATTCCTTGTTTTTCTTTACGCCCAAAGTTGAAACGGAAACAACACCGCCTGGCTCAATCCCGGAAAAACAAAAATCGTATGTAGCTTTCTCAGCCCAGCTTAACGTGGGAATAACCATGGCCCCAAAGTCCTGCAACATCTGACCTATCAGCCTGGACCGGTAAACATTCCATATCTTCATGGCCATAGGCATATCCATGTACAAACTCCAGTCAGGCGTTAGAATGCAATCCCATTGCGCCAGCTTATGCAAGTACAGCATCGGCCGGTTCCACAGTCTTTCAAACTGGTAATCGTCCAGATAGAAATGTACGCCGGTATCCGGTTTAGGCTTAGTAGTCAGCATATAATTAAAACCAATTAAGTCTTTAGGTACATAGTCACAGTGCTTTATTACCGGAAGCTGGTAAAAGCCAGCAGCGCGCTTAGCGTCAAAATAATCCAGATTATATGTATCTACTGTCCTTATCCTATCACTTACTTTTTCATCCATGGTTAACGCTCCTAATTTTTCATAAGAAAAGGACGCGACTGTATCTGGCCGCGCCCCAAGAGAGGAGGTAAATGGAAAAACTCTGTTACCCTTTTCTGCTCAGTATACAGTATAGCATGTGTCAATAGTGAACTAAAAGGAACT